CGCCTGGGCTGCCTCTGCATCTGCGGCATCCTGGGCCGCAGCGGATGCGCTCCCCGCCGCCGCCGTGGCGCTCGCCTGGGCTTTCCCTGCGTCCTCCGCCGCGCTGGCAGCAGAACCCTGGGCCGCGCTGGCCGCGCTCTCTGCCTGCCCCTTGGCAGTCTGTGCGGCGGTCTGTGCAGTCTCTGCTGCCGTCTTTGCGGTGGCCGCGTCGGTGGCATCCTGGGCCGCCGCAGCGGCGCTTTTGCCCGCCTGGGTGGCCTGTGTGGTTGCTACCCCTGCCGCGTCCTCCGCCGCGCTCTGGGCCGTCTCGGCTGCCTCCTGTGCGGTCTCCGCCGCCTCCTTGGCAGCGGTGGCCTGGGCCAGGGTTGCGGATACCACCGCGCCCTGCAGGTCGTTGATGTCCATGAGCGTGTTCCACTCGTCGCTCTCCACATACTTCCACTCCAGGGTGTTGGTGTCCTCGTTGTAGCGCAGCTCGATTTTCTCGCCCTTCAGGGTCTCCAGCCACTCCTCCTCGGTGCCGGAGAAGCCGTGCTTTACCGCCAGCCCATAGGCCGAGATGTAGTAGCCGTGCCAGTCTCCGCGCCCGTTGCTCATAGTAATCCCTCCTCGTGTGCGTCCGCCGGACAGTAATTGAGGGCATACCACCGCATGAACTCCCCGAAAAAGCTGTTGAACATCTGCATGGTGTTCTGGTACTTTTTGTACTCGCCGTTGGCAAAGTCCACGCGGGCGGCCAGGTATGCCTGGTACAGCTTGTCGTGGGGCGGGTCTACCAGCAGCACCGTGTCCTTGTCCTCGGTGTAGTCATACCGGATGACCTCCACCGGCGCGAACAGGAACACCTCCGTCTGCACCATCCCCTCCACCTCGTTCAGCCACGCCGTCTTGGTCTCGTTGGTAAATGCGTTTGGCTTGATGTCATCCACGATCTGAATGACCTGGGATACCGTCATGGCCTTTCCTCCTTCCCGGTATGAGAATAGCCGGGCAGCGGCTGCCTGCCGCCGCCCGGCTGGGTTCTCCTTGGTCAGGTGGAGCTGATAAGCTCGGTTCCGCCGCTCACGCCGCCCACAGCGAAGGCGCGCCAGTCGTTGAAGCCAGCGATGAACCGGGCGTAGCCCTTCCACACGTTGGCGTCGTTGCTGGCCAGCTCGCTGCGGATTTCCAGGTTCACGCGGTCAAGCCACACCGCGCCGCCGTACTCCTCGTTGTACTTGCTGTCGCCCAGCACCCAGGGCTTCGTGCCCTTGGTGATGAACTGGTTGAGGTACGGCCACACGATGATGTTCCACCGCCCGAACTGGTAGTTAAACCCGTTGTTGGCGGTGTCCGGGTCTTTGTCCGCGCCCACGGCAGCGAATACATCCCGCTTCAGCTGGTAGTCGTTGGGAATCAGGATGGTGTCCGGGGCAACGTCCAGAATTTCCCCGTTGTCCCCCTGGAAGCCCTGCATCTCCGTCTCCACGGCGGAGAGGGCATCCACGCTGAAGGCATCGGAGAACTGGTTGCACTGGGTTGCCTTGCCCAGCTTGGAGGGGTGAGCCGTGTCGAACAGGCCCTTGCCGTCCGCGCACTTGGCGTCGAAGGTCTTCCCGTAGAACTTCATGCTGGTGGCCTTGGTGATGGCCGCGCCGAAGAGGGCCGCGCCGAACCGCTCGCGGGTGCGGTAGTAACCGGCCACGAACCCGGCGGGCTGCTTCTTCAAGTCCATGAGCTTGGCGTCCTCCACGATTTCGCGGGACAGGGAGAAGCTGTTCTTCCAGGTCATGTGCTCCAGGAACTTGTCGAAGCCCTCCTGCATACCGTCCACGGGGTACTCGCCGTTCTCGCCCACGGGCTGGAAGCCCTCCATGGCGGTCATGGTGGTGAACTTCTCGCCCCAGTGCTTGCTGGTGCCCACGCTGAACAGCTCCTTCACCATGGAAGCCTGTTCAAACGCCTCGCCCCGCTTCTCCAGGAACATCCGAATGGGGGCCTGGGACTTGCCGAAAATGCTGTCCTGCAGGCCGCTGCCTTCGGTAAAAGTGATGTTAGCCATGTGATTGTCGTCTCCTTTCCTCGATTATCTCTGCGCTTTAGGGGAAGCGCACCCGCACCTTGTCGCCCACGGCGGTGCCGTCCATGCCCACCACCTCGGCCACGCCGCTGGTCTTGGTGGCCGTCACCTGCAGGCCGTCGGTGTGCAGTGTCACCTTGTCGCCCAGGTTCACGGCGGTGGCCGCCGCCTGGAAGGTGGTCTCGAACATCATGTCGGGCAGCACCCGCATAACCGGGATGATGTCGCCCGCCGTGCAGGCCGCCTCCTTCTCAATCATGCTCACGTAGGTGGGCACGTTGCTGCCGGTTGCGATGGCCAGGTTGCCGCCGCTCTGGATAAGGGCCATGCCCACCTTGGGCGTGATGGCCCCGCAGGGCAGGTACTCGATGCCGGGCACCCGCCCGCCTTCTACCTGCTGAATCAGAAAAGCCATATAGCTCGCTCCTTTCCGTCATTTCTTGTGGTTTTTCACGTACCTGTTGTAATGCTGCTGGATTTCCGCGTCGGTGGCGTCCGGGTTGAAGGCCAGGTACTCCGCCTTCACGTCCGCCGGTACGCTCACAGCCCCCGCGCCCCGCTGGGTGGTGGGGGAGAGGTGCTGCTTGCCCTGGGCGGAGTTGATGGCCGCCTGCCTGCTGGCCGCCGCCGCGCGCCCGGTCAGGGCCTCGTAGTTGGCCAGCTTGAAAGCGTCGGTCAGGGTGTTGCCCCGCTTCACCAGCTCGTAGAACTTCGGGTAGGTCTCCATCTTGGCCAGGTCTTTCAGCTCCTGGATAGAGGGGTCAAGTGCGGAGATTTCCTTCAGCTGCTCCTCCACCTTCAGCTTCGCCTGCTGCTCCCTGGCCTGCCGGGCCGCCGTCTCGGCTGCCGCCTGGGCCTCTTTGGCCTGCTTCACCTCCGGCAGGCCCTGGACGAACTCCCGGAACTCGTCGTCGGACATCCCGCTCTTCTTCAGGAGGCGGGCCTTCCGATCTGCCTCCAGGCGGGTGCGGTACTCGTCGTACTCCGCCTTGCTGGTGATGGGCTTCTTGGTGTAGGGGTTGGACAGTCCGCTGTTGCGGAACGCCTCGTCGATGGTGCGCTGGGCCTCGGCCTGGGCGTCCTGCCTGGCCTTGGCGATGGCAGCGTCCCGCTCGGCCTCCGCCTTCCGGCGGGCGGCGGCGAACTGGGCGTTCTGCTCGGGCGTCTGCTGCTTCTGGCCGTCATCCTGGCCCTCCGGGCTATCTCCCCCGGCGCTCTGGCCGCCGTCCTCGGCTCCCTCTGTGGTCTCTTCCTGCTGCTCGACAACCGCAGGTTCGGCGGGTTCCTGCTCGTTTGCGCCTTGCGCGGTGGTATCGGCGGACGGTTCGGCGGGTTCCGTCACTTCTGCGCCTTCAGCGTCGATACCAAACAGCGCGCCGTAGTCGATGTCGTCCATGGTCTATGTGCTCCTTTCGGATTTTTACGCTTTTCCATGCGAAGTGTGGGGCAATCTGTCCCGGCCTGTCACAGCCGCCGGGCCGCTGGCAGATGGCGTTACTTGCCGCCGCGCAGGTCGGTTCCGGTCTTCACCGTGCTGGTGCCCTTCTTGCCGCCGGTTGCGACGGGGGCCTTGACCTTCTGCGCGCCCGTGTTCTGGATGCTTCCGATGTAGCCGCTCTTCTTGTCAGCCATGTCCGTGTCCCCCTTTCTTCGGTGATGCTCCTATGAACCGCCGGAAGGGCAGCGGGTGCCCCAGTCCCGCCGCCCCCCAGCGTAAGGAGGCCAGGCTATACCTGGATGTGTGGAAGGTGTCTATGTTCAGACGGCTCCGGCCTGGGCCGGTGCTGCGGTCTGCTGGTTGGCTGCGGCGTCCCGCGCCGCGTCCTGCTGGGCCTGCTGGATGACTGCCTGGGCGGTGGCCGCGTCCACGCCGCCTCCGCCGCCGTCCTGTTGTACCTGCTGGACGGCCTGGCCCGCCGCCTGGGTCTGCCGCTGGCGCGCCATGGCCTGCATTTGCATCTGCTGCATTTGCGCCTGCATCCGCTGCTGCATCATCTGGCGCTGCAGCTCCTCCTCCAGGTAGGCCCGCGTCTCGCTGGCCCCCGGATAGTGCAGCATCTCCATCTTCGTCCAGAAGAGAATGAGGGTCTGCAGGCTGGTGGGGTCTCCGAAGGCCCCGGTCTGCAGGTTCATGCGGGTCTCCTGCCACATGGCCTCCCGGTTGCTGGCCAGCGGGGCCGAAGTATCGCAGCTGAACAGGAAGTCATCAATCCAGTGCCAGTCCCCGGCCTCGTCCTGCTCCAGGAAGTCGTAGCGGTTGAACTCCTTGTACTCCGGCTCTCCCCGGATGTTGCTGGACACCACCGGGCGGGGTTCGTCCGCGTAGGCCAGCTTGAACTTGAACATGGCCTCGAAGAGCTGGGAGTAGGTGAAGTCCTTCATCACCCGCTTGCTCTCCAGGCGTCCCGCGCTCTGTGCCGCCGCGAACTCCTTGGCCTTTCCGCTGGTGGCCGTGCTGTCCGTCCGGCCCTGGAAGCTGTCCGTGATGCCGATGACCTGCCGGGCCTCTTCGTAGACTTGGGCCAGGTATACCAGGTCTTGCTCCACGTTGCCCTGCAGGTCGTACACGTCAATGAGGGCCTTGGTGGCCGCGTTTCCTGGCCGGATGACCTTCATGTCGTCGGCGTCCACCTTGATGCTGGCGTCGTCCGGCAGGGTGATGTAGCTGCCGCTCTTCAGCAGCTTGTCGATGATTTTGGCCTCGATGCGGTTGGTGGTGTTCTGCTGGTCTGCGATTTTGTCGATGTCGCTGTCCCCCAGGAACTTCCCGTACACGCTCACGTTCCTCTGCAGGATGACCGGGTAGATGTCCGGCTTGTAGAAGGGGATGCGCGTCGGCTCCTCCACCACCGTCACCACCGGCAGGCCCAGCTCGTCCACTTCGGTCTCACTGGGCACCGCCATGCGGGTGGCTCCCGGTATCGTGCTGCCGTCGCTGCGGGTGATAGGGAAGTAGACCTCCTCGAACTCCTCGGTGCTCTCCTCCCACTGGCTGGCCCCGCAGTAAGGGCAAACCTTCCGGTTCCCCCGGATGGTTGCCGTCGGCCTCTGCCCAGGCTCCCGCTCGTTCTGGTTCTGTCCCTCAAGGTCTGCCTCCAGCACGCTGGCCCCCGGCGTCCCCGCCGGTTCCATGCCGGGCAGCAGCCCGTTGATGGCCGCGTCCTGGGCCGGGTTGGCCTCCAGTGGTTCCACCGCGCCGCATTTGGCGCACCGGCGCAGCCGCCTGGCCTGGTAGTCCTCCAGATCTTCCAGTTGGGTGTCGTTCACCCAGGAGTACAGTCCGATGCCCCCCTCGTCGTTGCGGTAGTAGGCGATGTACTGCGTCACCATGTCGTCCGCCGTGGTGTCCCCGTCGCTGCCTTTCACGTCCGGCTCCTGTTCGGTCTCGTCCGACACGTCCACCCCGTACTTCCGGCGGATGTACTCCTTGGTCTGCGGAATTTTCAGGATGATGTAGTCCATGTCCTCGATGCCGGTGTACACACCGTCCTGGGGCACGATTTGCTTCGGGTGCAGGGTGGAGACCGCCAGCTCCCCCACGCTGGTGTGGCTGCGCCGGGTGTTGTCCCACTCCACCAGGAAGGCCGCGCCTCCCTGGATGGGGACGGTGCGCTCCATCATGTCGTTCAGCTGCTCAAAGGGCTGCCTGTCCAGCTCGTTGCGCAGCATATCCTCGATGATTTTGGCCCTCCACTCGTCCTGCTTCCGGCGTGGCGTCACCTTGGGCTGGGGGATGTTGCTGTCCGTCTGCGCCTCAATCAGCTCCGCGCAGATGTTTCGGACGTGTGGCGTCTCCCGCTTCCGCTCTCCCTGTACGATGGGGAGTATCTGCATACTGCCCTTGTACAGGGTCTCCCGGTCATCCATGCGCCCTTCTTCGGCCTCATAGGCCGCCATGTTGCGCTGCAGCCGCTCCTGCCAGATGCGCAGCTTCTGCTTGTCTGTCTTTTTCCGTGGCATGATGTCCTCCTATCGCTTCGGGGTTCCCCAAATTTTTTTCAGGTACTCCCGCTCGCTCTTGCTGGCCCGCTCGTAGTCCTCCCACTGGCTGGCCGTCCAGGTCACGCCCTCCGCCGCCGAAGTCTCCCGCAGATAGGACTGCTGCGGGCGGATGTAGTGGGCGATGGCCAGGGCCATGATGCAGTCGTCGTGCGCGCCCTCCTCGGCCTGGGGCTTCCAGTCCTCCCCCCGGACGAAGGTAAGCATCTCCTGCAGGGTTGCCTCGTCGGACACGATGCTCATGTCCTCCCGCGTGGCCTTGATAAGCTCGGAGATGATGACCGGGCGGGTCTTTGTACTCGTCCAGAAGCCGAAGCTGTGCTTCACCGCGTGGGTGTAGTCGTCGATGGTCTCCCGGACGTACTGCTTTGGATACCCCAGGCGCTCCAGCTCCATCACCGGGTAGGTGCTCCAGTTTGCCTCTACGCCCACCAGCGCGGTGTTGTACCAGATGCCCAGGCAAAACACCTGCCGGGCATAGAGGTCTTCGTCGAACTGGTGGCGCAGGGTGGCTACCTGTGCGCCGGTGCGGTTGTCCAGCACCTGGGCCACGAAGCTGTCGCTGCCCTCACCGGCGGTATCCCCGCCCAGCACATAGGGCACGCCCGGTTCCGGCTCCCTGTAAACCTTGATGAAGCCGTCCTCGTCGTCCACCCAGCGGATGTCCGTGAGCTGCAGGCCGTCGTCCTGGTACTCGAAGTAGCCGGTGCGCGCCGGGCGGATGTGCAGCTCCAGGCGCGCCATGACGGCCTTGGCATTGAACACCGTCTTTCCGGTGACGCCCCACATTCCCAGGCAGTATACCGTGTAGTAATACTCGTCGGTCTCTTTGAACGCCTCCAGCGTCCGCTTCGCCTCCGCGTCCAGAAAGCGGTTGTCCTTGTAGGTGCTCTCGTGTGTGCGCGCCCGCGGGTCTTTCCGGTCGAAGAACCGCTTCTTCAGCCAGTGCAGGATGCTCACCGGGTTGAAGCTGATGATGATTTGCTTGTAATACTTGGTCTTTCCCCGCAGGCGGATGTCCAGCTGGTTGAAGTCCCCCTCCAGCAGCTCGCTGGCCTCTTCAATCCAGATGCCCGTGATGTTGAAGATGGACTTCAGCTTCTCCACGTCGTCCAGGCCCGCGAATAGGATTTCGCTGCCGTTGGCGAAGGAGATGACCATATCGCTCTTGTTCACCTTGTAGCCGCAGTCCGGGTAATACTCGGCCAGTTGGTGCAGCAGCTGCTTGAAGCAGCTCTCCCGCAGCGTCCTGGCCACCTTCCGGCACACCAGGAAGCGGTGCCCCGGCTCACTGGTGGCCCGCTCCAGTATCTTGCGCCCGGCGAAGATTGACTTTCCGCTGCCGCCGCCGCCCTTCAGCACCAGGTAGCGGTGGGTATCCGCGAAGAGGGGCATGAAGGTCTCGTTGTTGGTCTCCCGCAGCCGGTTGTACCAGACGGCCAGCTCATAGAGGCGGTCTACCTTGGCCAGATCGGAGCGCGTCACGCCTCCTCACCGTCCTCCGCCAGGTACTCCGGCAGCTCCCCGATGTCCTCCTGGGCCTGGGCGATGGCGGCCAGCTTGTCATATAGGCTCATGCCCTCGGTCTGGATGCTCTTCCGGGTCTTGTCGCCCAGCTCCACCTCCTGCTTCTGCCTCCAGCCGTAATTGTTCTGCAGGTTGAAGATGATGCCCTGGACACCCTTCTCCCGCGTCAGCAGCTGCTCCTCCAGCCACGCCTCGATGCGGCCCCGTGTCAGGGCCGTCACCTCCCGGAACTCCGGGTGCAGCTCTCCGTCGCAGTAGTTCTGCCAGGTGCTCCGGTCAATGCCCAGGTGGATGCACAGGGCGCTGATGGACGGGGGCACCACGAACTGCAGCTTGTGGATGGCCTCGCCGGCGTCGTTGTATATCACTGCCCCGGTCAGGTCTTTCAGCTCGATGGTGCGGCTGATGGATCTGAAATAGCCCTCGATGGCGTCGGCCAGGGCCTTTTTGCTCTTGTATTTCTTCGGTCTTCCGGTCTTCATGCCGCCGCCCTCCCTCCGGCGCTTCAAGGTTCCCGCGCGTGCGTGCGCGCGTCACGCGCGCTTGTCGTGGGGAAAAAGTCTCTCTCACGGGTACACTGTACAACAGAAAATGCGTCGCGGAGTGTCATCTTTCTCTCCGTGTCATATTCCCTGCCCCAGGAAAAAGAAAAAGCGGGGCAGCCGCAGCTGCTCCCGCTCGTGGTAGTTCCTGTCATAGCTTTTCCGGGAAGTTCTCGTAGTATCTCCGCACCGCCCGGTACAGGGTCTTCTTGCTCAAATAGTGCTTCATGGCCAGGGCTGTCGCCGTGGTGTCCGTGGTTACAAACTCGAAGAGCGCCTGGTAGTGCTCCCCGCCGCACTGCAGGCACAGGTTCAGGATGACCTGCTGGTCTTCCGGCGGAAGGTTTTTATACATCCGGGACACGAAGTAGATATAGCCCTGCCGGTCATAGTCCACCTTCACCCCGCGCTTATATCGAAACATCGTGCCCGTCCTCCTCGTCAGTCTTCTGCCCCCTGGAAGCTCTCCTGCACCTTCCCGCCCCGCAGCTCGAACTCCACGATGTGGAACCTCCCCAGCGGGTGGATATACACCACCGTCCCAGTCATGGGCTTCTGCCCCTTTTTCCCGTCCGGCTCTGAAAAGCTCACCGGGTATCGCGTCACCTTCTGCCCGATTTTCACAGCGCCTTCCCTCCGTGCCGGTAGGGGCGGCCCTTGTTGTACGCCAGTTTCATGCGCAGCAGCTCGTCCACGTCCACGCCCTCCATGGCGCACCAGTCCAGGATGCGCAGGATGCAGTCTATCATCTCCACCGCCACGCCCTCCGTCTTGCAGCCCGTCTCCCCGGCTGGGGCCGGGTGGTCGCAGCTTCCCTCGAAGGTGCAGTGTCCGCAGCAGCCATGCACCAGCTCCTCTCCATCCCGGTATGCCTCCAGGGCCTCGGACAGCTCGCTGTGGCACAGCGCAATGATGTCCCCGAAGGTGGGCGGCCCATCCCACCAGCCATGCTCCACCGCGTTCTGGTGTACCTCCGCCGCCAGCCGGTTCAGCTGCCCCGGCTTCTGTCCCCGTAGCAGCCGCTCGATGGCGTGCTCCAGATCTGAAAAGTCCCGGATGCGCCCCGCCTGGTAGTCTTCCTGCAGGTCTCTCGCTGTGTAGGTCTTTTCCACGTTCATACCTCCCGTATCGTGATGTTGAAACGCTCCTGCATGAGCTTGCGCTTGATGATGTACTTCTGCGTCCGTGTGGCCCGGCTCTTCACGTCCTCCACCACCGGCTCCCAGCGCACCTCGCTGGTGCTGGGGCCGTCGTCGTGCAGGATGCTGCAGTGTACCCGTTCCTCGTAGCAGAAGTCCGCCTGGTAGCGGATGGCCCGCACCCGCTCGCCCTCCGGCGTGGTATATGCCTCCTGCAGGGTGAAGTCCTGCTGCAGCCGCAGGTTCCGTATCTCTCCGGCATGGAGGCGCGCCAGCAGCACCTCGTACCTCCGTGCCTCCTTCCTGGAGGCAAAGCGGATGCCCAGGTGTTCCGTCTCCTCGTTGTGGTATTTTGGCGCGGCCCGCTTCTGCTTTCGCAGCTGCTCCTGCTGCAGCTTGGCCACCGCCTGCTGCTGTGCCCGCAGGGGCAAGTCTTCCAGCCGTATGGCCACGGCTATCGCCTCCTTCGCATCTCGATGTTCACATAGCGCCCCCGGTTGATGTTGTTCCGGGTGAATGTGGCCTCCGTCAGGGTGAATCCCTCGTACCGCTCCTCGAAGTATTGCCAGGCCGCCTTCTTCTCGATGGCGTCCTCCATCTCCTCCAGGTCATCCATGGTCACGGCGCTGTCCCGCACCACCGGCTCCGGGCGCACCAGGTTCTTGCTCTGGTTCCACCGCTTGTAGAACAGATGGTCTTTTGCCACATACCTGGCCAGTCCCGTGATACCGTCCTCTTTGAACTGCAGGCGCTTGCTGTTGGCATAGCCCTTTCCCCATAGCTTCTCCAGGGTGTCCCGGTCAACCCCGCCGGACATGATGATGTGATGGTGGATGCGCCCGCTCTTCTTGCCCACCTCTGTGCAGGAGAGATACTTCAGCGGCGGGAGGCCCATCTTCTTGCGCAGGCGCTTCACCCGGCGGATGTAGTTGTACAGGTCTCGCTGGGCCTGCTCCTCGTCCTCCGGCAGCTCGTCGTATGTAAGATGCAGCGCGATGTCGTCCTCGGTGAAGTTGGCATGGGCCAGTCTGGTGATTTTCTTCTCCGCGTTCTTCTGGTTCAGCTTCTCCTGGATGGCGCTGGTGGGCTTGCACCTGGCCCGGCGTTTCCCGGCAGGCTGGAAGACAGGGTATATGTCCGCGTCCATGTAATCGCCGCAGACATAGACGCTCTCCCGGATGAAGTATCTGCCCCGGTACATCCCCGCCGCCTCCTTCCTGGTCAGTAAGTTAAGATTGGTTACAAGCCTTAATTCGCGCGTGCGCGCGCGAATTATAATAGGTATATCTTTTTGTCGAAGCGTTCCGCTCTGTCCTCGGCTCCTCCGAAGGCATAGCGCAGCGTTCCGTGGGGGAGGCCCCAGGTGGTCGGCCTGGGGCCTGTCCTCATTCTCCCTGTTCATATCCCTCGCACCAGGCCGGTGCGGCGCATCCGTAGATGACGCCCCGGTGCCCTGTGGGGAATATCTGTGTCACCCGCCCCCGATACTTCCCAGGGTGCAGGCACCGCAGCGCGGTCTTCTGGTTCGGCCAGTCCTCCTCGCCGCTGTGATGGCAGTTGTCGCAGCTGCCACGCGCCCGAAGCTCCCGTTCAGTCATCCGCCCCACCCATCCTCTCGATGGTGCAGTCGCGGGCAATCTGTGTCCACCGCTGCTTCCATTCCTTGGAAGCCCTGGTCAGGGCCTTTAGCCGATCTGGCGCGATGACCTCCACGGTGCCCAGCTCCGGGTGCGTCACCTTCCATCTGAACATCTGCTCCATGGTCAAGCCTCCAGCTGGCAGGCCCTCGCCTCGATGCGCGCCACCTTGATGGTGCCCTTGGCGCTCACGCTGATGCTGGCCTTCCCGTGGTCAACCGTCTGGATGGTGGTGCTACGGATGGTGCCCGCCGCCGCCAGCTCCACCAGACTGCAAAGGGCCTCTACGATTTCGTCCTCCACCGGGTCAAAGGAAAACCGTTCGCACCCCGGCCCCCACAGCTCCCACACCCGGCGCTTGGCGTCCGCGATGCGCTCCCGCAGGTTCCGCTCCAGGGTGGCCTGGGTGCATTTGCAGTGCTCCGTCACCCAGGCGTCCGCCTCGTCCTGGTTGTCCATGCCCGGCGGCTGCTCCGCGCTGATTTGCCCGCAGTACCGGCACGCTCCGATGAAGACCATGTTCCCCTCGTCGTTCACAGTCTCCCCCTCACTTCCTGCAGGACGCCCACCAGCTCATTCAGCCGCCGCCCCAGCCAGTCCACCACCGCATCCACGCTCTCCGGCTCCTTCTCCACGTCAGCGTCTCCGTTCAGCCCGCCCTGGCCGAAGAGGCAATCGTGGATGCCGTATGCCTGCTGTGTGGCCTCCGCCGTCATGTTCCGCAGGGCCTCCAGACGTTCCCGCAGGTTCGGCTTCTGCGCGCTGGCCATGCAGGCGCACGCCCGGGCTGCGTCCTGGGCGCAGTTGGAAAGGTCGTTCATCTTTTCATGTACGTACATTTTCGTCTCCTCCTTTATCTCTTTGGGATGAACATATCCCAGTGTTCGCAGTCGTCCCGGTCAAACCCGTCGGTGTAGTCGATGCTGAACTGGTCTCCATCCGGCAGCAGCTCACAGCTTCCGTCCGACTTCTTGTGTCCGCAGTTGGCGCAGCAGTGCGGAACGTATCCCTCAGTCGTCTCCCACCGCCGCTCCAGTTTTTCCACATAGGCGGCCTCCGTGTGGACAAGCTCCTGTATCCTCCGCAGCACATCCTCCGGCGTGTGTCCGTCCCACTTCGGCGCGGTTTCCAGCTCCCGTACCCGGAACAGGTTCCAAAAGTCTCCCCGGCAGTGATAGGTAGCCTGTCCATCCGGCGTGTCGATTCCCGCGATGAACCAGCCCTTCTCCATGGTGCCGTCGAAGTGCTTCGTGGACTTCCAGGCCCGCCCAGGGAACAGGTTGCACAGCGCGGCGAACAGCTCCGTCCGGTGCCGGTACAGCTCGTTGAACGTGTGGTAGCCGTCCGAAGTCTCCCCGGTTGCCTTCACGCTCCCATCTACGCCCACCTCCTGGATGGTTCCCCGGTGGATGCCCTCCGCGATCAGCAGCAGCCGGTCAATGGCCTCCTCGTAGTCCTTCTCCAGGCGCTCCACACAGTCCACCATGCCCTCGTCCCCGTAGGGGCAGCCGTGGTGTTCCTCGGTGCTGCAGACGCGCATCGCGCACTGCCTTGCCAGCACGATGACCTCCCGCTCGGTCAATGGTTTCACCGCTCTTTCACCTCCTCCAGCATCCCGGCTTCCATCAATTCCTGAAATGTGAGCGTGTGGCACTCCCATCCATGCACCCGCTCTCCTCCGTCATCGTAGGTGTGCCAGTCATCTCCCAGCCTCACATTCCCGTATGCGCAGGACAGGAACAGCCGGTGAAAGTAATCTCCCGCCCGGAAAATCAAGCCATAGTCCCGCACACGGTGGTACTTGATAAACTCCACCCGGCGCATCGGCTCGATGTCCGGCCAGAACTTCTTGGCCAGGTTGTAGAACTTGGTCTTGTTGGCGGTCAGCCTATACTTCGCCATGCAGCTCACCCCTCCTTCTGAAAGCGGCGCGGACACCAGCGCGGGGAGGTCTTGGCTTTCGGTTTTCTGCTTCCGCACTCCGTGAACCCGATGAAACAGGCCAGGCGGTTCGGCCTCGGATAGAGCTTGTTGAAGGTCTCCAGCGCCAGCGGGTGCTCGCACATACAATCCCCGCGCGGCATCCCCCTGTTGTTCCCGTTGCATCGTGCCCAGCCTGTCACTCTCATGTACCCGCAATCCGCGCATACAGGCGGTTTTCTTCTCATGCTCTTGCCCCCATCACTCGGTCAAGCAGCCGCTCGTACATGGTTCGGATGGTCTCCAGCTCGCAGCGTGTGCGCTCCAGCTCCCGCTGCTCCGGTGTCGGTGCAGGAGTACCCCCCCCCGCAGATTTTCCGGTTCCGTCCCGCCGCCGATGTCCAGGGCCACCATGATGCCGATGTCCAGCCTCTGCATCTCCTGGGGCGTCAGGTGTCCCACGAAGTTGCCCAGTCTGGACTTGTCCACCGTGTAGATGTGCTCGCACATGGCCGTGCTCGGCCTGGGTGTGCTGCGGATGCAGACGTGCTCCGGCAGCTCCCGGTGCTGGGATGCGCTGCAGTAGACCACCTGGACAGTCTCCGCCGCCTCGTTGTGGTCATCCCGGCTCACGATGATACCTGGCCTGCTCTTCATCATCTCGTGGCCGGTCACGCCCTCGTCGTTGATTTCGATGTAATAGATGTCCCCGCGTTTCATGGTCTTCCTCCTCACTTCAGGCTTTTGGCCCATCTCGTCTTATTGCAGGTCGGGGCGTGGTCTTCCCTTGGCCTGCTTTTGCATGACCAGCTTCTTCCTGCTACCAGTGCCTCCTTCTCCCACCCGGCGGCCTTCAGGCTCGTGCCAGGCTCTTCTTCGAGAATATAGGTGATGATTTTTTCATACCCCATGGCAGCCGCAATCCTCGCGGCCCTCGCGTATAGGAAGCTGCAGGCGTTGTCCGCCCCGTCCGTACATAGTCGGATTACTTCGCAGGTCTTTCCGTCATCCAATGCTCTGGCCACTGGACGCCCTACCTGTGCAATTCCCACCAGCTTCCCATCCATCTGCGCTCCTACCCTGAACAGGTCTCCCCGTGCAGGCGGATGGTGCCGGTGCATTTCCTTTACAAATTCAGCCGCCCTCTTTTGCGTCACGGGTACAGCCTTTAACTTCCGCACTCTTCACGCCTCCCCGGCCCACTGCTCTGCCATGGCCCTCGCTATCCCCGGAAATGTTTTTGCTCTCCGTTTCGGGTCTCTGTTTGAATGTACCTTGTACCTGGTGTATATAGCCGGGTCTCTGTTCGCGCTGGTTGCCCCTACCCAAAGGCCCACCGGCTCCACCACCTTTGTCGGCTTCAGCTCCGGCAATCCCTTCAGCCACAGGAATGTCCTCTTTTTCCATGGGTCTCCAAACTGGTACGGCTCTATATGCTGTGTGTACCTCGGAAGCCCGAAGCATTTCATCTGCGCGGGGTTTTCTACCGCAATCCTTTCGCAGTCCGCCTCCAGAAACGCTCTGAAAAAGCGTGCAGCCTCTATCCCTTTCTCGTAGCGTTCCAGATCTTTGATGCTCCCGTCCTTGTTGAACAGTCGGACAGCTCCAGCCGAAGTCAGGTATGTGCACGGCGGAAACGCGATTATCATGTCCCACTTCATCTTCAGAAGCTCCAGGGCGTCCACTTGAAGGTGGTATTCAGGGTGCCCCCCCCCGCACGAAATTACGTCGCAGCTGTACGCTTCGTGTCCCAGCCGCCGCAGTTCATTTGCTACGGCCTGGCTTTCTTCGCACGCCACCAGGACACGCATCGCCTTCACCTCTCATACGGCGTCTCCAGCCTCCAGTCCCAGTCCGGGCCGCCCTCGAACTCCCGCCGGAAGTAGTTGTGCTGCCCGTCTCCCTGGAAGTAGCAGTAGTCCGCAGGCAGCACCCGGCCCACGTCGGTCTCTCTGCCCTTCTCCAGCTGCCAGCGCTCCAGCACGTCCATGGCCAGGTCATACAGCTCCGGCAGCACGGGGTGCTCCGGTGAGTATCCGATGAACTGGTGCTCCTGTGTCACCACGCCGATGATGTCGTCCGGCCACAGCCCGCTCTCGTCGTCCACCCGGTTCAGGATGCACCAGACCACCGCCGCCTGCTCCGTGGTGGAGCACCCCCGCGCTTCCCCGTACAGGGCCTTCGCTATGTACTCCGCCTCCTCGGCCAGGTCACTGGCCAACTGGCCGGTTGTGGTATCCGGCAGGGGAGAGGGGGAGATGGTGTTCAGCGTCACCACTGTATTCTGCTGCTCGGCCACCGGCTCCGGCAGCTGCCCCGGCTCCTTCGCCCCCAGGCAGACGCACAGCAGCGCGATGGCCAGCGCGGCGGTCAGCAGGCAGTGAACGCCCTGTATGATGCGCCCCCGGCGCTTCCGGCGGGCAGCCTCTTCCTGCATCCGCCGCCACATCCGGTTCCCGTGAATCGTCACGGTGTATTCTTTCTGCGTCATTGTCCTGCCCTCCTCAATAGGCCGGGCCGCCATATCCATCCTGGGGCGGCCAGCCTCCATACCCAGGCTCCTGGGCGTACCGTTCTTTCTCTTTGGAATCCGCGAAGTAGATGTTCTCCACCACGATTTCCGTGGACTTCTGCTTCTGGTCGTGCTTATCCGTCCAGCTCCTGGTCTGGATGCGGCCCTCCGCCACAGCCATGCGGCCCTTTGTGAAATACTTGGCCACCAGCTCCGCCGTCCCGCTCCAGGCCACCAGGTCGATGAAGTCGGTCTCCCGATCTCCATTCTGGCCCTTGAAGTCCCGCTCGACGGCCAGGGTGAAGCTGGCAACAGCCGTTCCGCTCTGCGTCCGCCGAAGCTCCGGGTCAGCTGTGAACCGGCCCATGATGACCGTCCTATTCAGCATCGCCCTGGCCCTCCTTGGTCTCCTTCATCAGGGCGTCGTGGAACGCCTCCAGCCTGGCCATGTCGTGGGTCAGCGGGTGAAGCAGCCGCCCGTACTGGATGGCAGCGAAGGGCGTGATTTCCTTGCACACCTTGTTGATGAAGGCGTTCATAGCCGTCCTCATGGTGATGATGCACTGCTCCGGCGTCTGCTCCGCCAGCAGCGTGTTCAGGGCTTCAGCCCGCTCTGTCGTCAGCTTTTCCATGCCGTTTTCTCCTTCCGTCACCCGTTGGCTTCAACTTCCCCTTGTTCCTGCGCGCCAGCGCGGCATCCAGGCGGGCCTTGTCGGGGTCATAGATGAACCGCCCGTTCTCGTCCAGCTCGTCCGTCAGGCCCCGGTTGATTTCCCGGTACACGCTGGTCTCGTGGAGGCCCACCGCCGCCGCGATTTCCGGCACCCGGCAGCCCGCCCGGTACATTTCCGCGATGGTGCCCCGCATGGTGTCGTCCATCAGCCGGTACTTCATCCCCGCTCCCTCCCTTCATTCCTTGGATTTTTGGATAAAAAAATATCGCAAGAAGGTGTTAAACCTTTCTTGCGATATATTTTACAGGCTGCCCATGAAAAAAGCAATACCTATCGCAAGATTTTTTGAAAAAATTTTTGTCAGGAGATTTCGGCCAAAAAGTTATCAAAAGCGCGGGCAGCCGTAGTCCCTCCCAGGACTTTCCTGGGATAGTTATTCATCCATCCCGCCGCCGCGATGATTTCCTCGTCCGGCACCAGATCGAAGTCCGTCCCCTTCGGGAAGATGCGCCGCAGCATCTTGTTCAGGTTCTCGTTGGTGCCCCGCTCGTATGAGCTGTACGGATGGCAGTAGTAAACCTTTGTCCGCTTCCCTCCGAAGATGGAACGCTCGATACCGGCGCAGTCCTGGAACTCGCTCCCGTTGTCCACGGTGATGCTCTTGAACACCAGGGGGAACCTGTCGCCCAGACGGCGCTCCAGCGCGTCCAGCTGCGCCACCACGTTCTCCATCTTCGCCCCCATGATGGGCAGAGTGATTTCATTCCTGGTCTTCCGCTCACTCATGGTCAGCACGCACTTCTTGGTCTTCTGCTTCCCCTTCACAGTATCCATCTCCCAGTGTCCCGGCTCCTCCCTCCGGTTGATATGTTCCGGCCTCTGCTCGATGTTCTCCCCCTTCTGGTCTCTCGCCGGGCGGATGTGGTTGTACTGCCGCTTCCGTCTCCCTCTTTCGGGCAGGTGCTTGCTCGTCACCCGCAGGAACACGTTCCCGCTGTTGACGTAGTTGTAGATGGTCTTCTCACAGATGGTCGTGTCGAACTCCAGGCCCTGCTCCCGGATTTCCATGATGATGGCCGCCGGGGAATAATGCTCGTCCGCAATTTTGCGCTCGATGAAGTCAGCCAGGGCAAAGTCCTTCCCCAGCTTGATGGGCCGCCCCTTGGCGGTCTTGTTCAACTCATACTGCTCCTGGGCCTTGTCCGCGCTGTACCGCTCCTCGTATGTCCAGTCGCTCCGCTTGTGCTGGTAGGTGACACCCTTCCGCTTCAGCTCCCGGTACACGGTGGTGTAATGCACATGGATGGCGTCGGCGATGGCCTGTATGCCGTAGCCCTCGTTGTTCATCTTCTCAATCTTTATCCGGTTGGTATAGGTCAGATGGCTGAACTTCGTCGGCTTCTTCTCTTTCTTCGCCTTCTTCATGTGCGCGCCCTCTCTTTCTGCTTCTTGCTTTTTGTTGCGTTTTATTCTAAAGCTGATTAACGCAGGAAGTCAAGCCCGTTTATAGCAAAGCACCCCCTACCGCGAGTAGGGGGTGCTCTTTTATTCTTTTCCCAGCAACCAGTCCGTGGTCACACCCAGGGCAGCAGCCAGCAGCGGAAGCTCGAAGTCCGGCACCAGGCGTTTCCCGGTCTCAATCCGGCTCACGGCCATTTGCCCCATCTGAAGCCCGTCCAGCTGCATCCGCACCGCCAGCTCCTCCTGGGACATCCCCGCCTTCACTCTGGCCTCCCGTATCCGTGGGCCGGAGATATTGCATTTTCCGTCCAGCGTGTATAGCCGCACCCTTGCATCGCCTCCGTTACTCACCTTTCGCATATTCTGCATTGACGATACCACGGAGACGTGATATTTTTATAAAAAAGATGATTAATCGCAAGAAAAAGCAAGGAGGATTTTCCATGAAGTGGCTCGTCCGGGGTGTTGCCCTGCTCATTACCTGCTCCATCTACACGCTGCTGCAGTACGCGGACTTCCTTTTCCTCGGCGGAATCGGCGCGGGGCTTCTCACCATCGCCCTGTTTGGCCTCGGCGTCTGGTTCATCCCCAACCGTATCATCAGGCACATAGAGAAAAAGAAGGCCGCTCCGCCTCCGCCGCCTCCCAGGGAGGCCCACGTCCGCAGGGAAACGCTGTATAACTTCACCGTGGACGGTCAAAGCATCTGCATACCGGAAAGTCAGCTCGCCTCCTTTCAGGCGGCCCAGGAGCGCATCCAGGCAGAACAGGCCGACGCTCTTCCGCCGGAACCGGAACCAGAACCAGCGCCCGCCGCCGATCTAAAACCGGAACCGAAGCGCCGCCCTATTCCGTCCTTCGACAAGGTTGGGTATCAGCTCGGCATCGTCGTGCTTGCCACTCTTGCGCTGCTGTCCTTCATTGGCTCCGCGTCCTCCCGCAGTGATCTGGAAAAGATGGAGGACACCATCGAAGAGCTGGAGTATGAATTAGGCAATTCCTATGAGGAAGGCTATTCTTCCGGGCGTTCCGAAGGCTTCGACGAAGGATACACCGCAGGCGTTGGTGATTATGCTCCAGAGGTCGGCTTCTTCCGGCAAAATGCCTGCATCGTCACAACGTCTGGTAGCAAGTATCACCACTGGGGATGCTACCACATCGCAGGCCGGGACTTCAACATTCTCAACACCGCCCTCGCTGAAAGCTATGGATATGAACCGTGTCAAGACTGCTGGGAAGATGGCCTCTTGATAGATTGGAATGGATAGAGAAGCACCCGCACCGGGAGAACCTGGTGCGGGTGCTTCTCTTTAGTTCCAGTTCATCAGGCCATTCTGCTCCAGCTCCTCCGCCGTTGGCAGCGTGACGCCGCTGCTCCAGTCCATCAGTCCACCGTCGTCTTCCTCTTCCGCGTTCAGGGCGTCGTAGACCTGCTGGCTCACGCTCACGCTGTACGGATTGCTGGACGGCTTCCAGCTCTTGTTCTGCATCTGCCACAGGGCGGCCCGCTGCTCCGTCGTCAGGGGGAGGGAATCCAGTGCCGCTCGTACCTCTTCCTGCTTGAAGCTACCGTTTCCGTCCGCATCGTAGAGGGGCAGCGCCTGCTTGTAGGAGACGTAGGCCCTGGGGGTGACACCCTGCAGGCTTCCCACGCGCAGCTTCTCATACTCGGTCTCCGGCATCAGCTCTCCCATGGCGGTCATCTGCTCGCTTTCCGTCAGATCTGAATTGACCACCACCTGGTACTTCTGCAGGCTCGTCACCTGGTCTTCTCCCTCCAGCGGTTCCAGCTCGTCCAGGGCCTGGTTCAGGCTGTACGCGCTCTCGTCGCTCATGCCCGCCGCCGCGAACTTCTCGTAGTATCCTCCGCTCTGCGGGATTTGGCTGTAATAGGTGAAAGCGTCCTTTACCACCGCCGCCTGCTCCTCGGTCAGGCCCTGGCCGTTTACCCAGCGGGCAAACTCCACCGCCTTCTCCCCGGAGCTGTCGTACTCCTCATTGATGGTGCTGTACTCGTTCTGCGCCTCCAGGAACTGGTCGAATGTCAGCCCCGCCTCCTGGAAGGCGGTGATGTCCTCGGCCCGGCTGCTCACATAGCTGCCGTCGTCCTGTTTCTCCCCGAAGGTGTAGTTGTAAAGCCGGATTTGCTCGTCCTCGGACAACGCCGCGCCCGCGATGGCGTCCCGTTTGGCGTTGGATGCCGCCGCGCCCTTCAGCGCCCCGGCGTCCTTGATGCCCAGCAACGCCGTGGTGACTTCGCCCATATCAGCGTCCATGTCTGCCAGCTCGTCCATCAGCTCCCGCTCCCGGTCACTGGCCATGAGGCCGTAGTAGACGATGCTCTTCCCGTCGCCGGAGATGTCGGCCTCCTGCAGCAGCCTGCGCTCCTGGGCAGCTTCGCTCTCCGTTTCCGTCTTCTCTACGCCCCGCAGCTGCTCCAGCAGTGCATAGGCTTCCTCGCCCGGCACGCCCGCCTCCAGCAGTCCCTGGTACACGGCGGTCTGCTTCGCACCCAGGGTATCAAACCCGCCTTCAATCCAGTCCCGGCCCGTAGGCAGGGAAGTGCGCCCGAAGGTAGATGCCAGCACCGCGTTCCCGACGGCCTGGGCGGGCGTGTCGTTGTAGATGGGATACTGCAGCTCCTGCTCTCCCTCCGCGTTGACGGAATAGCTTCCGCCCTGGATGACGCCCTCGATGCCCTCGTAGATTTTCTTCAGTTGTCCGCCGCCGAATGGAAGGCCCAGGTACACCAGGGGCTTCTCCAGCAGCTCGTCCCGCACCTCCTGCAGGCGTTTCTCCGCGCTCCAGTCCTCATTGGTCAGTGCGTTCCACAGGTTCCCCAGGTTGGGGATGGCGCTGCTGATGGGCACACGCCCGCCGCCCAGCACGCCGCCGATAAAGGGCAGCGTCTCCGCGACGGTTCCGGCCAGGTTGAACCCGGCCTCGGAAAGCCCGGTCTGTTCCACCTCGAAGGAGGGCAGGTTCCCGCTGACGGCACCCACGCCCAGCTCCACCAGGTTGGGCAGCTCGTAGCCGGTCAGGTCTCCCACCGTGTCGTTCAGGATTCCGATGGGGTCAAGGGCCGGTCTGCGTCCGATGACATACTCATACACCTCGTCGAACAGCCACGCCCCCAGGAAGAACTTCAGCAGCGCCGCCGCCAGGGCCGCGATGCCTTTGTCCTTCACGTCCTTGGGCATATCCTTGAAGAGGTAGCTCAACTGGTTGTTGACCTCCAGCTGGAACTGGGTGAACACCTTCGTGATGGGGTTGCTGCGATTGAAGAGCGTGGGTGTGGAACCCTTGCTCCGGTCTGCCATGACACCGGCCACCCAGGCGTCCGCCTCGCTCATGGCCGCGTCCTCGCTCATGTTCTTGCCCAGGTTCTGCCGGTATCTGGCCCGCACCAAGCTATCGGCCACAAAGTGGTCGATATACTCCATGGGCCTGGACGCCGTGGCGGATGCTTTCTGTGCCCAGGTTCGCACCAGCGGGTCGCTGCCGCGCCGGTTGGTCAGGAAGCTGCTCTTGTCCACGATGCCGTCGTCCACCTTGTAGGCTTTCAGGGTGTCCCACATCCCCTTCAGCAGCATCCCTCTGTCCAGCAGCGCGCCGCCCTGGGTCAGGGGGATAAAGTTGGTCAGCCAGCTGGCCGGGTTCACGGCCACCATGTTGGCGGCCACGCGGCCCTCCAGCGCCTTCACCAGGTTGTACATATTCCGCCCCAGGGCTTGCTCCATGTTCCGATCTGCCCGGCTCTTCTTGTTGGCCAGAAGGTTTGTGTACTCCTCCAGCTCCACCACGAAGTTGGACAGGGCAAAGCGGCCCGTCTCATAGATTTTCTCGATGCGGTTCTGCTTGTCCTCCTCCGTCAGGTTGGGGTTGGCCCGTACCTCGTCCACCTGCTTGCGGATGCCCTCGTCCCCGGTTCTGTACCGCGCCTGAGATGCCAGCGCCCGCAGCCGCTGGATGTTGTCGGTCTGGTGGATAACGTCAGCCACGCCCTCGATGTAGCGGTCAAATCCCTCCACCGCGTCGTAGGCGGTGTTGAACCCCAGGCGCTCCTGGGCGTTCCCGAACCACCGGATGCCGGGACGGAACGTGTGGGTCAGTCCGTTGATGGTGGTGGGCAGCGCCGTCACCTCCGTGTCGATGCCCAGGGCCTTGCCGAACTGGGCCAGGATGCCGTCCCCGTTGCCCGGCTGGAAGTGTGGGAAGTAGCCGTTCCGGTAGTTCACCGGCTCGTAGCCGTTGCGCACCCGCCCCCCGCTCACAACACAGTA